ATGGGTGGGGCTGTTTATCAGATCTCTAGCGTTTCTGGCTCTGGATACACATTGCTTGGACTTCCTAACGTAACAGCTAACGGCCTTGCAGCTGCTACAGCAGGTAACACCAGACGCGTGTCTAAGAATGCCGCTGTTGATCCAGAGTTTTTATACGTCACAAACATCTCTCAAGCTACTTCAGCGGTTGTAAGTACATCTGTTGATCCTAGCCCGTTCTATGTTGTGGGCATGAAGATTCATATGAGCGTGCCTAAAGGATTCGGCATGACCGAAATGGATCAATTGACTGGCACAATCACAGCCGTTAACGCTGTGGCTGCAACAGCTAGCATCGGTGCCTATAACTTGACAATCAATATTGATAGCAGCGCATTTACCCTGTTCGCGTTCCCCGTAACTGCCGGATCGCCCACAGCGTATCTGTTCGCTACTTTGGCCCCTGCCGGTGCTCAGACTTCATTCTTCCCGATCACTCAGATTCAATGGGGTTATGATTTCCTTCATCAGAGTTTCCGTAGCGGTCAATTTTATCCTTACATGAACATCGCTGCCGGTGCTGCAAGCCCTGGTGGAGCTGCTCTGGATACAATTAACTACTATTGGGGTAAGTTCGAGACTTAATGGGTATATGACTTTTAATAGAGTTGTCCGGGATTACCGGACAACTCATTTAGGACACAATGGCAAACAATATATTCCTGCCCCCAACACAAGAGATTCCAAAGTTTCTAACCGTTTCAGCGGTTACCCAAGGCTATCCCATGGTTGTAACGGTGGTTGAGAGCAACTTATACATAGCACTACAGAGCATGCGTTTTAGTGTTCCGCCATCATATGGCATGACTCAGCTTGATGGTTTGACGGGGAATATCATCCAAATCACAGGGCAAAACTTTTACTTTAACATCGATTCATCTGTATTTGATCCGTTTGTGATACCTGTACCAGGCGTAAAGATTGAGAAGCCAGCAACGATATCATCATCAGGAAGTAATAATCTACAGTACAATAACAATATATCTTTTAATGTTGCGTTCCAAAACCTTAATAATATAGGTAACTAAATGATAGAACTAGAAACCGAATCAGGCGAAAAGCATGGGTTAATCAATAAGTTAGCCAACAGCGTGCCATTTGATGACTTTGCTAAGATGGACCCTAAAACTAAAGCCGAATGCCAAAAGCGTAAAGAGCGCGACAATAAGACCGTAAAAGCACGATACATTAACCATCAAGGGCCAAAAGAGCGCTTAAGCAGGCCTTATATGCGCTGGGCTGGCGATCCCATTCAAATGTGGAACTTTATACCAGACCAGGAATATGAAGTGCCCATGGGCTTGGTTGAAGAAGTTAACGATAAGAACAAGATCCCTAAAAGGCTTTCTGGTTTGCTTGATGCGAAGGGGCGTCCTCTAATGAAAGATGCTCCAGGAGCACGCGTACACGAATTTGTACCTATTTCCTTTTAATGTAAAGCAGGTTTTACATGACAGTTACCTTAGCCGATTCTACACTCTTAGCTATCCGTAAAAAGGTGCGACGTCTCACTGCGTCCGCATCTGAATCGGCTTTGTCAACCTCTGACTTGGATACTTATGTCAATGACGCATATTTCAATAATTTTCCAAACGCTATCAAAACAGATTTATTACGCAATGTGTACACATTTTATACAGCTCCAAATATTGATCGATACCCTCTTAATGTGAACTACAACCAAGGTATTCGCGAGCCTGTGTATGTGGATGGGGTTAGAGCATCCTTTTACAAGGATCGGGAGCAGTTCTTTAACTTATGGCCACGATGGCCTACGCTAAACAAACCTGCTACAGGTGACGGCATTAAGCAGGGTGTGTTTAGTTGGACCATATCACAGACACCTTTCTTGTCAAATCAAGTGACAATAGGCGCCGTGGATATATCAGGCGCTCAGATTAGGATTAGCGATGATGGGGTTGGTAATCTTGTCTTAGATCTACCTAACCCACGCACTTTTAATCCAGCATACACACAACCTATTCCTTTGCCTCCTGCTGTATTAGCACCATCCATACCAGGCATGCATAATGCAAACCTGGGTAATCCTGGAGATCTTGTGCAAGTTATTGTAGGAACCGTTAACTACGTGACCGGTCAGATGGCATTTAGCTTGGTAAATACTGGCTTTACACCAGCAGCCGGCACACAGATAACCTGCTTTGTTTCCCAATATACAACAGGACGCCCTTTCAGCCTTCTTTTTTGGAACAATGAGTTTACGATTAGACCGGTGCCAAAGCTAACCCATAAAATCGAAGTTGAAACATACTTAAGTCCTGTTCAGTTCATGCAAACCTCAGACAATCCTATCCTAAATCAATGGTGGAAGTGGATAGCTATTATGGCCTCTATCCTTGTGCTTGAGGATAGGCAAGACCTTGCCGGCATAGCTAATTTGTCTCAAAGCCTAGCTCGTGAAGAAGATCTTATACTTGAACGCCAAGCAACGGAAGAAATAGGCCAACGCAATACTACGATATTTTGCGGATCTACACGGCAATTGGGTTATAATCAAGCTTGGACTCAGGGGGGATGGTGACACCGTATCAGCCTCAATACATATCAGGAAACGAGATGGGTTTGGTACAGGGAAGGCAAAACTTCCTAATACCAAACGATGCGTATCCTGTGCTTGAAAATGCTTATGTGTGGCGCGAGCAAATCAAAAGACGTCAAGGATATGAGCTTCTTGGACGGTTGCGTAGAAATATGCCTACGGTTTCGTGGTTCCCTTCTAGCAATACCCCCTGGAGCTTTACTATCTTAACCAAGCGCGGATATGTCATAGCTGCTAATAATGCTAACCCTGGGCAGATCACAACAGAAGCGCCCCATCTTCTTAATAATGGCGATCAGGTTTTCTTTTCTGGCGTACTTGGTGCAGGTGGATACAATACTAATTCTCCATTCACGATCACAGTTGTAGATGCGCGGAACTTTACCGTAGGTCAAGATGCCACTGCTTATGGGATTTACACAGGTGGGGGGACGTTTATTTCCAATAGTGCAACCGATGAAACTGGAGCAACGATAGTTCCAGGAACGCTTATATTTACGATAGGGGCCATAACTTTTACCGACCAAGGGAACGGAATACTTACAAGTATCACTCCAGGAAATAGCGGCACAATCAACTACTCGACCGGCGTTATATCTCTCACCTACACAGGCGGAAATAATCAAGCCACAACGATAACAGTTAGTTACTATCCCGGGCTTCCTGTGATGGGTTTGCGCTCTAAGGATCTAAATGCCATTAACAGCCAGTTGATGGTTGCATTCGATACGAAATATGCTTACATATTCACTGGTACGGCATTTCAAGAATGGATACCGGGTACAACATGGTCAGGGGATGACACCGACTTCTTTTGGTCTACGAATTACTGGGTAGACAATTTCAACACTAAGATCTTTTGGGTAACTAATGACGATGGAATAAATGGCGAGCCTATCAGATACACGGACGGTAGCGCTTGGGTGGACTTTACTCCACAGGTTGATAATTCTGTGCCTGTTCCAAACAGGCTATTTCAATGCTTAATTATGCTGCCCTTTCGATCAAGAATGGTAGTTTTTAATACGCTCGAAGGCACAACTTTATTAACCACAACCTCATATTCAAATCGTATCCGGTGGGGAGCTATAGGCACACCTTTTTCAGACGCAAGCGCAATTGTGACGGCTATTAACCCAAACGCTTGGCGTGATGACATAAGAGGGCAAGGAGGTTTTCTTGATATTCCTACTAATGAGGATATTATTGCTGTGGGCTTTGTGCGCGATAATTTGGTTATATACTGCGAGCAAAGTACATGGCAACTTCGATATACCGGACGATCAATAGCGCCTTTCCAGATCGAAAAAGTCAACACCGAGCTTGGAGCAGAAAGCACTTTCAGCGCTGTTCAGTTCGATACCAGTCTTGTTGGAGTGGGTGACAAAGGTATTGTTGAATGTGATAGCTTTAAGAGCAACCGCATCGACACGAAGATCCCAGACCTTGTTTTCCAGTTTAGCAACCTAAACAGCGGGCCAAAGCGTGTCCATGGCATACGTGACTTTGTGCCTAAGCTTGCATATTGGATTTATCCATATACGCCAGATAAGGGGATTTACCCAAATCGTCGGTTGGTATACAACTACGAAAATGACTCGTGGGCTATATTTACCGACTCTTTAACGGCACTCGGAACCTTCCAACCGCCATCTAATAGGACTTGGGCGTCAACTCATGAACCTTGGCGCAGATTAAACTTTAGCTGGGTTAACAGACCTGCTCTTATTCCTGATATCGTAGGAGGAAACCAGCAAGGTTTTGTCGAGTATATAGGCGAGGAATTAGAGGGCGGCACAACCACCAATGACGTTAGCCTATTCATCCAAAACATTACAAGCAATGGCGCTTTAGCCATTATAATCACAAGCCCTAATCACAACATGCAAACCGGATATGTTGTTAGCCTTTCCAACATCATCGCAGGCACACCATTTGCAACCGCTTTAAATGGCATGATTTTCGGTATTGTGGTTACTTCAGCAAACACTTTCCTTATCTATAGCTACAGCGCAGCAAGCCAAGCTTTTAGCGTACCTATCACCAGCGTAGAGACAGGTTTCTTGGGTTTTGGCTTGATATCGGTTCGTGATAACTTCATCATTCAAAGTAAGAAGTTCAACTTCGCAGACATAGGGCAAAATATCCAGATTGGTTATATAGACATCCTCATGCCAACCACCTCAGAAGGCGCTTTAACGTTAAATATGTATCAAAATTACGATGAAAATAGCGCAACTAATGTACTTCCAGATAATGACATAAACGGCACTCAAGTTCCCGACACATTCTTTAATAGCTTGATCCCCACGTCAGCATCTGCATTGGGACTTAACGATAGTTCTAAGACTTGGCAACGCGTTTTCTGTGCCACAAGAGCGCAGTTCTTAACTTTAGAGTATACGTTTTCTAACGCGCAAATGGCAGGCGTAGAGCAAGAAAATGATGTTCAAATTGACGCACAAATAATCTGGAGCCGCCCAGCGGGCCGCTTATCATTTTGAGGTAACATATGCCATTTTTAAATAATATTCCCCAGCCAGGAGACTTCCTGGATACAATAAGCCAACCACAATTGCTAGGTAACATGCAGCAATTGGATTTGACTATGGGTGTTGATCATTACAGGTTTTCCGATGGCACCGCCAATAACGGCAAGCACAATAAAACAACATTTCCAGCTCAAGCGGTAGATCCCGCAACAGCAGTAGGAGAGGGTGCTCTTTATACTAAAGTCACTAGTGGACTTGCTCAACTATTTTGGCGAGCTGAAAGCAATGGGGCAGCTAATCAGATAACGGGACTTTTTGCCAGCACGGGAGTGATAGGCCCACCGCCTACATACGCAGGATCTCTACCACTATTCGGAGCTATGATTTTAAAGTGGGGTAATACCGTTGTAAGTAGTACCGTTCCTACTATTATCACTTTTCCTGTAGCTTTTCCAAATGCATGCGTGGGTGTTGTTATATCAGTAAATGCCACAGCCGCTCCCACAAATAGCATTGTAACATGCAACTATCCTTCAGTTGCGGGGTTTTCAGCAATAATTAATGGTGCTTCTAATCAAAATTGCTTTTGGCTGGCGTTAGGTTTTTAAATGATACCAATGGATAGTCAAAATTTAGAAAGCTTTGTCCCCGTCTACGATATGGTGCCAGAGAAATGGGAAGAAGGTCGACAATTTCTTGTAGAGCACTTAAAGAAGATAAGCAATGCTGTTAACGTGCGCACGATAGGTTTTTACCTTGACGAAGAGTTACTAAGCGGTAATCAATTTATTCCGGCTTTGCCTCACCCTAATAACAACTCGATCCCCGAGCAAACGCGGTCGATATTAAGAAAGGTTGTGGACGTTAGCCCTCTAGCAATAGGGATAAACACAGTTGCGCATGGCATAGTGTTCGATATCAACTTTACTTTGATCGACTTATGGGTTGTGGGTACTAACTCAACCACATTTACAGCGCTTAGGATAACAGGAAATAACGTTGTGATGAATAGCATAAACCTGCTTATAACATCATCGCAGGTGTTTGATAGGGCTTTCGCGGTAATCGAATACATACAGGAGATTTAATATGAGTTTTTGGACAGGGGATGAAGCAAAAAACTATCAGCAATCAACGCTATTACCAGGGCAAGAGGCTATTCTAAGCCAGAACATTAATGCCGCAAAGAAGAAAGGCGCTGGCGGTGCATTTGGTGATGCAGCGGACTATTACAGGGATTTGCTAAGCGATGATAGCGAAACTTACAATGCCATGCAAAAACCTGAAATGCGCAAGTTTAACGAGCAGATCATACCAGGTATATCAGAACAATTTTCGGGGGCAGGTGGTATTGGTAGTTCAGGATTCCGCAACTCAGCCACAGGAGCTGCAACAGACCTTAGCGAACGATTGGGAGCCATGCGAGCTAACCTTAGACAGCAAGGAGCGGCCGGATTAGCTGGTATCGGACAGAGCGCGCTAGGTAGTTATAGCGAAAACATCCACCAACCTGGTACGGGCGGTTTCCTCGATACAGCAGCACCTATTGTAGGTGGTATTATCGGGTCATTTGCGGGGCCTGTGGGAACAGCCGTGGGAACAGCCGTGGGAAATTACGGAGCTGGTTTGATTAGCAATAAGGGTTCAACCGCACCAATGACAGCACCGCAACAAAGAGGTCAGCCAGGTGGTGCAACGAGCGGTAAGTATAATCTTCCCACATTCGGAGGCTTTTAATGCCACAAGTTATCGAACAACAGGGATCGCCATTAGGAAGATTAGGAAAAGGCATCGGCAAGGGCTTAGCTGACACCATACCTAAAGAAATAGATCGGTACCGCCTAACATCTGGATTGGAAAAGTTTGAGAAGGAAAGTAAGGGTAAGAGTCCATTTCAGAAAGCAATAGACTTTTACAAGATTCCAGGTA